AGATCAAGTTGGCGAGCAGTATTTTTGAGTCTCGTGTTTTAGAGCCGTAAGGCGGTTAGGTCGAGAGGGCTTTCGGACCTAGCCGCCTTTTTTGTTATCTATAGCTATGGATTTTTAGATGTCATCAGTTAATCGTTCTACTCAGCATCTATTCTCTCAGATTCCTTCGACTCAGATTCCTCGATCGGTCTTTGACCGTTCTCATGGATATAAGACAACTTTTAATTCTGGTTTTCTTGTACCCTTTTATGTAGACGAAGTTTTGCCAGGAGATAGTTTTAAGCTGACTGCCACGCTTTTTGCTCGTTTGGCTACTCCTATTGTCCCGTTCATGGACAATCTTTATTTGGAGACTTTTTTCTTCTTTGTTCCCAACCGCCTTGTTTGGGACAATTGGCAGAAGTTCAATGGCGAACAGAAGAATCCAAATGATCCAACGGATTTTTTGATTCCTACCGTTTCTGGCACGAATGTTCAGAATGAGACTCTGTGGGATTACTTTGGTCTTCCGACTAATGTCAATGCAGCTTTGAAAGTAAATGCGCTTCCTTTCCGCGCTTACAATCTCATTTTCAATGAGTGGTTTAGAGACGAGAATCTTCAGGAATCTTTGAATGTTCCGACCGGCGACGGTCCAGATAATCTGACTGACTATAAGCTTGTACGCCGTGGTAAGCGTCATGACTATTTCACGTCATGTCTGCCGTGGCCTCAGAAAGGACCTGGCGTTGAAATTTCGCTTGGCGGTACTGCGAAAGTTTCTGGCGACATTGGTTTGGCGACGCAGTATGGTTCGTATCATGTCGACAATGGCCTTTATTCTGTTTCTAATTGGTCTAGTCCTTGTCCCGTTGCGTTTAGTGATTCTGTCAGTTTAGGTTCTAAAGATCAGGCATGGAAGTTAGTTCCTAAAACAGTTCCTTTGAGCTTTACTGCATTTGATCCTCCTGATCCAGGGAGGATATCTTTTTATGCTGGTCGTGGTTTAGTTTTAGCTAACAATTTGTCTGCTGATTTGTCTAGCGCTACTCCGATTTCTATTAACGATCTTCGTCAAGCTTTCCAGATTCAAAAGCTCTATGAGCGTGACGCTCGCGGTGGTACGCGCTATACAGAGATCTTGCGTTCGCACTTTGGCGTGATCTCGCCTGATGCACGTCTCCAACGTCCTGAGTACCTTGGTGGTTCATCTGCTCGTATTTCGATCAATCCTGTTCAGCAAACCTCATCGACTAATGAGACAACTCCGCAAGGTAATTTGGCGGCATATGGTGTTTGTTCAGATTCCTTCCATGGATTCTCTAAGTCCTTCGTTGAGCACGGCTACGTTTTTGGCCTTGTGAATGTTCGTGCTGACCTGACTTATCAGCAAGGTCTGAATCGCATGTGGTCTCGTCAAGGTCGTTTTGACTTTTATTGGCCTGTGCTTGCCCATCTTGGAGAACAAGCTGTTTTCAATAAAGAGATCTACGCTCAAGGCACTGCTGACGACGATAAGGTCTTTGGCTATCAAGAGCGTTATGCTGAGTATCGTTACTACCCCGGTCAAATTACAGGTAAGTTCCGCTCAACTGATCCTCAGCCGCTGGATAGCTGGCATCTTGCTCAGAAGTTTTCTGCGTTGCCTACGCTTTCGTCGCAATTCATTGAAGATAATCCGCCAGTTGATCGTGTAATCGCCGTTCGGGATGAGCCACAGTTTTTGTTTGACTCGTATATTCGTTTGAAGTGTGCTCGTCCGATGCCCGTTTATTCAGTGCCTGGCTTGGTTGATCACTTCTAAGGAGTTGTTATGGCTTTAGTTATTTGGCTTGCCGTTGTTGCTACTGTTGTTGTCTTTGCTTTAGGACAGTGATATGGGTTTTCCTTGGGCAGAAGCGATAGGTGGTGCTGCCAATTTAGGCAGTTCTGCCTTATCAGCATATTTTGGTTGGAAGCATCAGAAAGAAGCGATGCAAAACCGCCATCAATGGGAAGTTGCTGATATGCGTAAAGCAGGTCTTAATCCGATACTTTCCGCTACTGGTGGTTCTGGCACTCCTGGTAATGCGCCTCAGATCGTTGCTCCTGATTTAGCTGGCGCTTTTAAGTCTGGTGCTGAAACGTCAACTCAGCATTCTGAGAAGAGTTTGAAAGATGCTTTGAAAGATCAAACTTATGTTCAGAATTCTGCTTTGCAGGCTGACGCTGGTTTGAAGCGTGCTCAGGCTGTTGCTTCTGATAGTTCTTCTAATTTGATGTGGTCTCAAACTAAAGGACAAGAGATTGCTAATAAAATTCAAGAGGAGAATCTAAAGCAAGCAAAGTTTATGACTCAGAATTCAGCTATTGCCGCTGAGAAGCAAAAGATGGTTTTTGATTACATGCGCGATCATTCCTCTGCTTGGAAGTTTGGTCAGTGGATGGGTCTTGTTAATCCGTTTAACAATACTTCCTCTGCAGCTACTTCTGCTGTAGGTGCTGCTCGTCTTGCAAAATGATAGATACGATTCTTAAGTTCGTTAATGTTTTGCTGAGCTCTGGTTCTGCGATCTGGGAGGCCTTCAAGGCCGTTAAGAAACTTTTTAAAAAGTGAGGTTTATATGTCTCGTCGTCGTCATAAGCTTTCTCGTAAGGCATCTAAGCGTATTTTCCGTAAAGGTGCATCACGTACGAAGACTTTGAATACTCGTGCTACGCCCATGCGTGGCGGTTTTCGCATTTAAGCGTTAACCCTTATTACCTGCCGCGGTCGTCATAGTTATCATTTTGAACACCTCAATTTCGTTTGGAACTGCGCTATGGCTACTGCGGCTTTTCGGCTTACTCTTAAAGACTTTGGCGTCTGCTGGCTTATCCCTGGTGAAGAAAGCTATGTTGGTCGTCGCAAGTTGGTGACCTGGACGCTTTATCGCGATCGCCCTTGGGTCGCTCTTTGTTCATTTCAGGTTCGTTTTCGCTCTTCTCGTGAGACGATTCTTCGTGAGCTTCATATTGCGTGTCTTGAAAAATGCCTTGTTTTCACCCGATAACGGCTTATCGACTCGCCGGATCTAAGACTAAAGACGGTACTCGCAACGCTGTAACCTTTGATCCTTCGAAGGCTATTCCGTTTTCTGAGTTTAAGATTCCTTGCGGTCAATGCATTGGCTGTCGTCTTTCTAAGTCTCGTGAATGGGCCGCTCGATGTGTTGTTGAAGCTAAGTCACATAAGAACAACATGTTTCTTACGTTGACTTATGACGATGCTCACTTGCCTGAAGATGGCTCACTTCATTACGAGCATTTTCAGCTGTTCATGAAGCGCATGCGTAAATACTTCATGAGCCGTTTTGGTCAACAGCTTCGCTTTTTCATGTGTGGTGAGTATGGCGATAAGCTTGGTCGTCCTCACTATCACGCCATCATTTTTGGCGTTACTTTTGTAGATAAACAGCTCTGGTCGATTCGTCGAGGCAATAACTTATATCGTAGCCGTACGCTTGAGAAACTTTGGCCGTATGGTTTTAGCTCGATTGGTTCAGTCAACTTTGAGACTGCCGCTTATGTCGCTCGTTATGTTACGAAGAAAATTACAGGTCCTTTGAAGCTTGAGCATTACGATGGTAAGGTTGCTGAATTTTGTCATTGCTCGCTTAAACCTGGCATTGGTCATGACTTTTGTGAAAAGTACATGACTGATATTTATACTAATGATCGACTTATTCTTAGCGAGAAGATTATGATGAATCCTCCAGCTTATTTTGATAAGTTGTTGGAGCGTTCTGATATTGTTCGTTATGAAGAGATTAAGCGTCTTCGCGAAAAGCGAGGTCGTGATTTTGAAGATACTGGCGAAACTTCGCCGCAACGTCTCTCAGTTCGTGAACGCGTCCAAGAACTGAAAGCCGCTAAACTCAGACGCGTTATGGAAGAGAATCAATCATGATCCTTAAAGCTTTTTCCGTTTTCGATTCGAAACTTCAGGTTTTTAATACGCCGTTCTTCAGTCGTTCTGCCGCTGATGCATCTCGGTCTTTCTCTGATCTCGTTCGTGATAGTCGTACTACCGTTGGTCAGCATCCTGACGATTTCTTTCTTTATGAGATCGGTCAGTACTCTGATGAGACTGGAGAGCTTGTAGCCTCTGCTCCGACACAGATTGCCGCTGCGACAGCTTTTGTTTCTACGATTGAGGACCTCAAAGCGGCCGCGCCTGCTAAGGCCGAAGTCTAAGTACAGACGCGGCCGCAACACGGAGATTCTTCTAATCAGTCCTTGCGCAGTGCGAGGACTTTTTTATGTGGAGCTTATATGAAGTTCAAAATTAATCATACAAACGCTACCGCCGAAGGTATTGTCTTTACTGAACCGTCGATGACTCAACAGCACTTTAAAGATGAGACCATGATCGATAACATCTTGCAAAAGTACGCTGAGACCGGTTTTTTGACTGATCCTTTTTCGCCGAAGCGCCCAATTCAGTTTGGTGACTTTTCTGGCGTCACAGATTTTCAGACTGCTCAGAATGCTGTTGCTCGTGCAACTGAATACTTTGAAAGTCTTCCGTCCCGCATTCGCGCCTCTTTCAATAATTCTCCATCTGAGTTTCTTCAGGCGCTCAATGATCCTGAACAGAGGAGTAAGCTTGAAGACCTTGGCTTTGTCGCTCCTGAAGAAGTTAAGTCTCCTGAGCCTTCTAAAGAACCTCAGCCTGCTCCAGCGACCGAGGTTAAACCGTCTTCTTCTGGCAACAACGGGTAATTACTAATAACTCATATAAGGGATGGTTTCCATCCCTTCAAAATCCTTTCGATCGCCCGCTTGCGGCGATCTTTTTTTTCAGGTATCTCAACGATTTGCGCACGGGTACACACCGGAAACAGTTACGTACTTGATGTAACTGTTTCCGGTGACACCCCGATGCTTGCACGGGTACCGTACGAAACTCTCGTATGTTTGCTTTCTCTTTGACTTGTGGTATATGCTTTGCCCTACGGTGATAAAGCTTTTTGAGTCTCGTGTTTTAGAGCCGTAAGGCGGTTAGGTCGAGAGGA